GAGGATTACCCTTCTTCGTATAATTCCCACGATTACTCGTTGCAACAGTTGGACCAACAGAATTAGGAGGAAAAGCAATAGCAGCAGGCGCATCAGGAGTAACCTCAGGATTAACAACACTACCACTAGCAATCAAATCAGCAGTCTTAGCAGCCTCAGCAGCAAGACGCTCCTGCTCATTAACAAAAGCATTATTAACATTACCATACGCATCAGAAACACCACTAATAAGATTCCTAGTAACATCAGCAGCACCAGCCTGAGTCTGCATAAGAGCCAACTCTTGACGCTGACCAGCAAGCCCACCAGTACCAAGACCGCGACTACGCGACTGCATAGCCTGATCAGAAGCAACATTAGCGCCAGCCTGATAAGCCTCACTATACCCGCCCTCAGAACCATACGATGTGCCAGCAGTCATACTAGTAATTTGATCAGCACTAAGCGTGGCTCCCGGTGTAAACCCGGCAGGATCCCAAGCATCACCCATACCCGGAGTACCACCACCCGGCATTCTAATACCAGCACCAGCCAACAAGTTTCTAACAGCACTCTGACTATTTGCTAATGCTGAAGCAAACTGGGATGCTCCTTGTTGTTGCGAAGTAACGAGGTTAGTTGCCATACTAAGACTTCTTAATCCAAATATAACCAGTCAAACTAAACGTAGCCTGCAACCCCACAATAGTAGAATTAATATTAGTCCAACCAGTAGGAGCAGTAGCACCAAAATAAAGCATAACCATATCAGCAACAAACGTATCATTAGCAAGATTCTGATCAACACTCTCAATCAACTCGTTAATACCCGCATAACCAGCCCTATCACCATCATCAAGGGTCTTAAAACCATAATTCGTAGTAACCGCACCTGTAGCATCACTCATAAGTAATCAGCCCCTTTCTAGGAGAATAAGCCCGGACCAGACTGCATAACAATCCAGTTAGTTCCATCGCTGACAAGAGTACACCAAGTACCAGCGGTAGCGGGAAGAATAGCAGTACCAGCCGTATTAGTACCAATAGGCTTAACATTAGACGACGCACTCACCACAGTAAACGCAGCAAGATTCTTAATCGTAATTTCTCTACCAGTAAAACTAGCAACCGTAGGAAGCGTAACAGTACAAGACGAAGACTTATTACTAATAAGCCAATTCTCAGTAGCCGCAACCGTAAAGTCAGCAGTCTTAATTACTGGAGCAGTAGTGCTAAGATAACCAGACGCAGTAACATTAGTAACCGTAACAGTACCAGCAGTAAAGTTACCACTAGCATCACGAGCAACAATAGCACTAGCAGTATTAGCACTAGCAGCCGTAGTCGCACTATTAGAAACCTTAGACGCAGTACTAATCGTAGCAAGTTTAGTATCAACAATAGCCGCACTAGCACTAATATCAGCATTAACAATACTAGTAGCAAGATTAAGTTTAGAGTACGCAATCGCAGCACTAGCAGACACATCAGCATTAAGAATACTCGTAGCAAGATTCAACTTAGAATAAGCAATCGCAGCAGCAGCATCAATCTTAGCATCAGTAATACCACCAGCAAGCATAGTATTAGTAATCGTACCCGGAGCAACAATACCAAGAACAATATCAGCAGCAACATTATTAACAAACTCTGTCGTAGCAATCTTAGTAGAATCATCAGCAGTAGACTGAGTAGTCGTAGTAGGACTACCAGCAAGAGCAACACTAGACTCGATCTTAGCACCAGTCACATTAGCAGCAAGAATCTTAGCCGTCGTAACAGCCGCATCAAGAATCTTAGCAGTAGTAACAGCATCATTATCAAGAGTCAACGTATCATAAGTACCAGCAAGAATACCACCAAACACAGTATCCGTACGCAACACATTAGCCCCATCACCAACAATAGGAATATTAGCATCATTCAGAATCGTATCAATCTGCTCCGCTAAATCCTGCATATTCAAATAACCCTCACTTACCTTACCCGTACTAGCCGGATAAGGAAGATCATAATAAGTAGTATCAGCCATACTTATCAACCCCCTTTCAAAACAATAGACTCTAACTGACTTAACCGCTCAGCAGTAGTAAGCGTAGCCGGACTAATATAAGCCGAATTCTTATTATTAGCCTGCTTAGTATAAGAGTTAATCTCATTACGAATCAACTCAATAATGAAACGTTGAAACTCCTGCTTACCATTACTAGTAGACAAATCATAATCCTGCATACTAGCCATTACTGCCTACCCTCACGCATAGGTTTAAACCCAACATTCCAAGAAGAAACCTCAACAGTAGTAGGCAAATTAAGCGTACCATCAGGAGTATTAGGAGACTCATAATCATTCAACTGATACAACCTTATACCAGCACTATTACTACGCCAACTAAACCGCTTCTTATAACGCTCAAACGCAGGATCAAGCAAGTCAACCCACGACTCGCCCTGATCATACACATCACCCCAATTAGTAGTATTAGAAGCCTCATACTTAGGGAAAATAATATCCTCCACATACGTCCAATCGTATCCCTGTGGAGTAAAGACCTCATAATTACGATGCGCCTTCAACGTAATATTAATATCATCATTATCCTCATCATCAATAATATCAAAACGCACAGCACCATCATTCAACTTCATATTAAACATCAAACGCTGGAACCACTTCTTCAATACCGGATCACCCACAGTATACGCTTTCGTTTGAACATAGAAATCTGGACCCTTACGATAAAGGGCTTCTGTTTTAATCGCATTATAAATTAGGATCGGATCACGACCAGTAGTGTTCGTATCAATAACAGGATCAACATCAATGATCCTAGCACGAATAGCATCACTAATGTCAGCCCTAACACCAAGGAAACAATTAGTACCATTAGCAGTCTCAATAATAGCAGCACCCTGAAAATCCATATTACTAAGCGTAGTGATACTACCAGTAGGAAGATACAAAGCAAACAGCATACCATCAGTAAAGTTTAGTGGACCAAACTTGTACAAGCCCGTTTCGTCAGCACCGAATATGGTTGTCTGTCCTGCTGTTGGGGATCGGCTGTAAAAAGTGCAGCAATACCCTGAGCCTCAGCACCAATAGTTTCAAACATCTTCTGAGAATCCCAATACACAGGAACCTTATTATCATTACTAAAATCATCCCACTCAAACGCATCATCCAACGCAGACCATTGCAACGTAGCCATAGCATCCGTAGTAGTCCAACCAGTAACATACAAAGGCTCATAACGCTGAGGAGTAAACGGAGTCTGGAAAATACTAAAGTAAACAAACAAGTAATTCTTATAGAAGAAAGAATAGATACGATCCACACTAGCATCAAAATTCTTAATACTATCCGTATAGAACACACCAAGATTATCACCAGTTAACAAGCGAGTACTACCACCATCATAAAGAAGGAAGCCACTCTTACCAACCCAGAACACACCACCACCATACTCAACAATACTACTAGCACACAAGCAACCCTCAGGATACAACTCTTCCAAAGAAAAATTGTTACGCTCATTACCACGAATAATAAAAGTCTTATCTGGAGTAAACACTAAGAGTCCAGCACTACTAGCAGCAATGCCTCGAATCTCCTTAGTGCCGGGAAGTTCAATACTATCCGCAGCATCCTTAGACAAGTCAACACTCTCAGCATTACTAGGAGCACTAAAGACAATACGATTACCCTTACCACCTACACCACAATTAGCGTACCATTGATAACCCTGATACGTTGCAGCAAACACGCCACCAAACTTTTCTGTCGAACGCTGAGCAACACTAGCCTGAGCATTAGTATTCATCGTATAAGAAACAGGATAAGCAACATACTCCTCGTTAGCAAACGCAACAAGAGCACTATTAAAATGTGTAGCACTCAACGTACCACTAGCATTATTAGTAATAGTAGCAACATTACCAACCCAAGTATGATCACTATTCTTATACAAAGCCCAGTTAGCGTCTAGTCCAGCACTCTTCCAATGCCCCTCACCACTACCACCCTCATTACCACTCGTAATAGCACTACCAGCAGCAGGGATTGGAGAAGTCAATAAGCCCCGACCATGATTATGAATATACGGACGAGTATTAGTAAACCTAACAGTACGACTAGTAGTATTAGCACTAGCATCATCTGTACTATTAAGAGCAGTACGAAGCGCCTTCTTCTCCAACGTAACAGCACTAGTAGAATCCACACTCTTCACCATGCCAAGATAATAATCCTCACCACCAACAACATCAAAAGCAAACATACCACTAGTAATATCACCAAACAAAGCACTACTAGTAATCTGATCAGTATAAGTAGAAGGATCACCACTACCAGTAACACCAATAGTACAACTCAAACCAGCAGTAGCCTCCTTACCAACACCACCACGCCAATACACAAGCGTCTGAGAATTAGAAGAAGAAGCAGGAGTATAATTATCTAACACACTAATCCAAGAACCACCACCAAGAGCAGGACTAGAATAAAAAATAGCAGTAGAATCACAAGTAAAATCAGCATCAGTCGTAGCAAACGTTCTAACAGTACTCGTACTCTTAGTACGAAAAGAAGAATCATACGCATAGACTTTAATAGCCTCACCAATAGTAGCACGACTAGAAGGATCAACAGCATCAACAGCATTATTATGCACAAACAAAGCCATAACCTGCTCGCCAAGCGGATTCTTAGTAGCAACCAAACCAAGCGTCTTCTCACTAGTAGTACTCGTAAGAGGCGTAGGCTGACTCGCAGCACTACCAGTACTATTAGTAAGATTAACCAACCCGAACGGACCACGACGACGCATAGTACCAACACGATCAAACAACACATCCTGCGCCCAACGCACATAAGTATCCGGCAACGTAGTCGCAGGCATAGCCTGATTCAGACCCTCTGGAGCACCAATCTGATTAACATACGTCAACGCCATAACTAGTACGCCCAATCATGCGAATCAGTAATAACATGAATACGCTCAGGACGATCATACTGACGCATCCAAACATCATTACGCATCTGCATATAACGCGACTCAAACATATTCTGAAACACAGCAGCCTGAGGATCATCATTAACAAGGAACGCCTTAACCAGCGCACCATACACAATGATACTATGATGACGAGCAGGAATAAGAATATCAGCAACAACACTATCAACCGTCAACGTAGAAGGAGCCTTAATATAATACAACCGGTACGTCGTACCAGTATTATCAGAAGGATACAAATAGAGAGTCTCACCAACAAAATAATACTTATTAGGAGAACCACTATCCGCATTCAAACGAACATTCTTCTCAATCACATCATTACGCTCAGGCTCCAACACAATATTATTATCCGTATCAACAAGACTCAACACAGCCTGAAAATTCGTAGGCACATTAAGCGTATCATCAGCAGAAGGCTGGGCAATAGTAACAAGACCCTCCATAAAAGGCCAAGCCTCACGAGTCACAACATCAAAGTAAGCCTCGTTAATAAGAATAAGTTTAGCATCATCATCAAAATCTTCGAACCCATACAAGTCCATCTCAGTAAACATCTGATCAATCGTCACTAGTAACCACCTCCTTCTTATCATTAGGAAATACTTTAACAATAGGACTATGCCCCTTGCCACGCAAAAACTTTTCAACACGCTCAGCCGAATCAGCAGACGCTTGATCCGCAGCATAACGCTTAGCCTTCTTAAACTCTTCCTGCGACTTAAGAATATCATTAAGAATCTTATCACCATGAATCATAGTATCAGACTCCCACAACCTCTTACAAGCAGTATCGGGATGAGGAACACTTTGCCCAAACCCGAGAATAGGAAGATCAGGTTCAGGACGAGGCATACGCATAAAAATACAATAATCACCCGTATCCTCATTTAACTTAAAACTAAGCCGCTCATTATACTGATTAACAGCCTTATCAACCTTATACACATCAGAATCAACACTACCCCGACCGGGAATATAAATCTTCACCTTAACAATCCCACTTCCTTAGACTCTTATTAATACGACTATTAGGATCATTCGCAGTCTTAGCACTAGTCAACTTAGACTTCATACCTTTCATGCGAGCACAAAAACTTTTACGCCTACCAGCAGCAGTAGGACTCTTCTTAGCCTGCTTAGCAGATACAGGTGGCTTCAACGTACCACCCTTATACGAAGCGCGACCAGCAGCATTCAAACCCCCATCAGGATTCTTACCAGCCTTACGAGTCCACGCAGGAGTACTCATTGTCCTCGACGACGCTTCCAACGACGCATAGCATAACGATTATACGCAGTAGCACTCATTAGTAACCCCCTTTTGTACCTACCATACGCTTATGAGCAGCAGAACTTACTTTATGTCCCATCTTTTTTTCAGCGGGAGTCATGATCTTCTTACCCTTACGCGCCATAGCCGTACTTAACTCTTTAGCCTTCTTATGCATTACATCCCCCTAGCCATTCTACCCGCCAACTTAGCGGCCTTAGTATTAGGAACAAACTGTTTACCACTCCTACTACCAGAACGCTTAGCACGATTAGTAGCAGCCTTCTCAGACGCACTCAAATTCTTCCAAGCAGCATCAGGCAAATACCTAGTAGTACCACCCTTACGCTTAGCAGGCTTACCATCACTAGTACGCCACTTCTCACCCGTCCACTTAGTTAAACTTTTCTGAGCCTTAGTCTTAGGACCAGAATAACCACCACCACTCTTCTTATACCTTAACACGGCTAATTGTGCTTTACGCGCACTCCATTGACCCGGATTACCACCCTTACTGCCAGCCTTAACACTAGCCACAATACGCTTCCACCTAGGCTCATCACTACGTCCAGCCACAATCAACTCCTCTCTATAGAAGAATGGGAGAGGGGCAAAGCCCCTCTCCCAAACAATCACTTACACACCAGCGTCAGCAACACCGTTAACATTAATATCATTAATGACAACGTTCCTGTTACGATTCGTAGCGCCCATATTCATGTAACGAACCATGACAGCCTCATACGCATCGAAACCAGCGACCTGACGAAGCGTCTGACCATCACCATCAAGGAAGTGCCAATCCTGATCCGAGAATACCTTCATAGTAGACTCGTCCAGAATAAACATCTTACCAAACGGAGCATCCAGATCAGCAATAACCGGCATACCATTATACGTCAACGTACTAAAGCCCGACGCATAATCGGTTCCACCCGGAGAAACGAACTGCTGATTAGCCTGAAGCAGACGATAAAACTCACGCTGCACACCAAGCGACGTAATAATCGCAGAAGGCATAGCACCCCTCTGACGACCAAGGTTAATAGCCTGTTGCACACGCATGATCGTAAGAGCCTCAGCCGTACCCGGTGTAGCACCGAACGTACGCTGATTATCCCAATACGTTTCCGTAAACGCATCAAGTTTACCAAGCGAACCAGACTTACCCTGAGCAGTAGCAAGAGTAGCACTAGAGTAAGTACCATTAGCAGCCGAAGCAGCCGCAGGAGTAAACACATTAACCACACGAGTAAGCCCATCAATCTCGTTTGAACGAGTCGTGTTATTGAAACGATTAATAGCCTGTGCAGCAGTAACGCTACCAGAACGAGTAATCGCAACTAGAACAGCCGTCATAGCAACACTAGCACTAGTAACAGTAAGAGTCGAAGTAGTAACATCTACAATACTAACAGCAGAAATCGTAAACTCTGTAATTGTACCAGCAGTAGCGACACCCGTAGACTGAACAAAACAGTTGACCGTCTGACCAACATAGAACTGCCCCTTCTTCAACGGCTCCCAGTTCGCAAGCGTAATCGTATGCGTCGTAGCAGTCGTAGCATCAGGAGTACCAGTACCAATAACACCGTCACCCGTACCATAAATCTGACGAGCAAGATCCTTCGTCAAGTCGGCACGAACGCCGTCCAACTCGCCCTTCAAAACCTGCAAGAACGAACCAGCATCACTCTTAGTCTTAGCCATCGACGGACCCGTAACTTGAATTCGACCATACAAGTACTTCAGGTCGTACTCAGCACGAGCATACGTCTGATTACCAGCCGACGGCAACGCAGCCGACTCAGCAACAGCACCAATACCAGACGAACGCCCAGTATGAAGCGGCACAAACGCCGCCTTACCAACAAGATCCTCCGAACGCGCTTCAATACGCGACAGAAGAAGAACTTCATTATTCAACTGCTCCTGCACCGGCCCAAGGTAATACTCCTTGAGAATGCTATCAACAGTAGTTAATGTTCCACCAGCCATAAAAATCACACTCCTTATAAATTATAAAGAGTTACGAACCGCTTCCATAGCCGCCTTATGAGCATCATCCAACGACGAGAATTGTCGCGGAGGAATACTAGACGGACCTGTAGGAATAGGCTGAACACCCATAGGAGCCTGCTTAGATTGAAGATAACCACTCATAACGCGCTGCTGAATAGAATGATACGCATCAGCCGCAGCCGACAAATCACCATCAGTAGAATAAGCCAAATCATAAATACTCGACAAATCGTCATCCGTATAATGCGGATTAGAAAGACGAATCTCCTGCTCCACATACTCTAAACCGGCAATGGTCTCAGCCTGCTCCTGTTGAAACATCATATCACTACGGAATTCACGCATCTCCGCAAGTTCTTGCTGCAACACAGGAGGAAGAGAATCATAACCCTCACTATTAACACTATCATTATAAGGCGCGTCACCAATACTTTGCTGTTCAACACCAACATTACCTAAATTACGCTGAATATTATCAACAACTTGCTGAGCAAATTGTGGGTCTGTATCCAGTTTCCTATAGAAATCGGCGGCTTGTAGCGCATAATTCGGATCAACACCAGCCTCAGAGAACGCATCGTAGCCTTCATAAGTACGACGCAACTCTGCAATCTCCTGAGTCTTACGAGTATAATCGCCCTGCATAGAACGATAAACCGACTGTAAGTCCTCGGGAAGATCACTAGGATTAAAGCCAGTAAAAGATTCCACATCACCTGCGGGTTGATCCTCAACAAAACCTTCATCCAAGTTTGTCGAAGCATCCGCACTATCAGGAAGTTCCGACTGTAACGCTTCAATAGCGCCACTCATATCAACATCACTCATAACAAAACTCAGCCTTTCAACTGTAAGAGTCCAGACGATTCTGGTTGCTCAAGTTCTACCTCTCCCTCAATCAATACCGCAGAACGATCCTCTGCACTAGTAATCAAGGTATCTACAAAGGAACCCATAAGTTCCTTCATCTCAGCCTTACTAGGAAGCGTATAAGTATTCTCCGTACGCCTTGTGGCAAGCCCACTAGCAAGCCTAATCTTATCATCCATAATACCCACAACAGTAGCAATAGCACTAAGTTGACGAACCTCAGCCTGAGGAATAAGTTCCTCCAACTTCTTCATCGCATCCTCACGAACACGACTAGCATGATTCACAAACTCGTACGCAGCACTACTAATCTTACCATCAATACCCGGAGGAGGACCATCCTTCTTCCACCCCTTAACCCAATAAGCAAGAGTACTCGTACCCATACCAACATCCTTAGCAGTACGCTGAATATTCTTCTCATTAGCAACCCATTGCACATAGACCGCAGCACGAGCCTCATCAGTCCACTCAATACGCTTAGACACGTTTAATCGCCGCCTTCTCCCTTTCAAAAGACAAAGCCTGCTGATCCTTCGAATCCTGCGTAATAAGATCCTGCAACTGCTTCTGCTGATAATCCATAACCTGATTACCCGGCTGACCCTCAGCATTAGGCTTATCCTTATTATCAATAACCACCGTATCAAGACTCGGCTCAAGCAACTCTTCAGGCGTAACACCCGACACGCCACCCTGAGCAAGAATCTTACTAGTAGCCGTAGGCCCAACAGCGCCACGGAACTGGTACGACACACGAGGAGCCGAACCCTGCGGAACAGTCTCACTCGTCAACGCCATTTGTGTCAACTCGTAATGCTTATAGAAACGATCACGCACATCAGACGGAAGATCCTCAAACTCTGGAGACTTCATATACAAACCATGCTGCTCCAAATGAATATTCTTATTCTCATACGCCAACGGTTGCAACCCAGCCTCAACACTAGCCTGCAACGCAGCAGGATCAATAGGCATTGGTTGTCCAGTATTCGGATCAACCTGCATCATACTCATCATAAGTTGCTCCTGAGCCATACGCGCAGCAGCCTCATTAACAACCATACCATCCATCAACTTATCATGCTCACGACTAGCCTGCTCCTCATCAGCCTGAAACTGTGCCTGAAGCGACTTGAAGTCAGCCATATCAAGATACTTATACGCCTTAGTAGGAGTAAGAAGCCCCATCTGAAGCATCTGCATAACACGCGCCTGCTTACCCGCACGAGTACGAGGCAACCCGGAACCAGTCTCAACACGAACACCAACACCAGCAATAATATCCGCAGACTCAAAACGCTCAATCTTAGGACGACTACCAGCACCATTAATGACAAGCATACGCGGTTCAGTATAATACTTCTGAGCCAACTGAAGCATCATATTACCAGCACGCTCCAGAGACTTCTCAAGCATAAGGATCTGTGGAGCATGACGATCCGTCGCTGCCTCTTGCAACAAGTCGATAGCAACACCAGCCTCCACGTTAGGAGGCACATCACCCTGAAGAATCTCATTCAAACCAAACGTATCACGAATACGCTGACCAAGATCCTGAACATGCTCAAACACATACGACGGCAAACCCGGAAGAGGAATAGCCTCAGGCACCTTACCAGCAACCGGATTATACTCAAAGATAGCACCCGGCTCATCAGTCATACGCTGACGCAAAGAACCAACCGGAGCCAACATCTGCGGCTTCAACGTAAGATTCTTATACTCAATCATCTGACTAAGCGTACGATTCAATTCCTTCTGAAGAGGAATAGCCTGCTCAACAACACTCGAATCATACAACTGACCCGGCACACGCATACCCGGAAACTTAACAAGAGGAAGCATCTTAAACGGATAAGGCCAAGGACCATCATACAACACAATATCAGGAGACTTAACAAACACCACATACCTACCCTCAGGCTTATCAGCCGTAGGCAAGAAGTAACCATAATAAACAACACGCACATTCTCTTTAGTCTTACCAGCACTCATATTATAAGTACCCGGAAGAGTCTCATCAGGATACTGATTAACAGCATTAGCCTTCAACCGCGCACCATAACGAGTATAAATCTCATCACTACTCATCGGATGCATACAAATAGCATATTTACAATCCTCAAACACCTGAGCAGTATCATCAAGAAGCACATCAAAAGGAGCAAGAACATCAACCCTAATCTCACCCTCAAAGACTTCCTTCTCAAACATCCTTGGATCCATACCAGACTTCTCCAACTCGTCACGAAAAAAGTGTTCAACAAGAGGACTAAGAATAGGCTGGCCCTGAGGATTAATCATCAACTTAATACTAGAACCAACGCTCGTATCCCAACTAACCTTCCAGAAACCATTACCACAAATGATACCCCACATAATCGCTTCTTCACGCTTCTCACTAAGACTAAACTTATCCCACCAGAAATCAAGCAGAGTCTCAGCAACCTCAGTAGCCTTAATAGCCTCATAAGAAGCCTGACCCGGAGTAGCAAAAAAAGTAGGCTTAGTCTTAGTTAACCGACTAAGCAGACTCATAGTATGCGGAGCGATCTGATTAGCAACCAGACGCACACGATAACGAGGCTTATCACCATCATCAGTAGGCATACTCTCAATACGACGACTACGCCGATTATAAAAGACGTACTGCTTACCCTTAAAGAAGGCTAAGTTTAGTTTCCATTGGCGCTCCAACAACTCTCGCTGACGCACCAACTCATCGACACGCTTAACTAGACCCGAAGCGGGAGGGAACTCATCACCATTCTCAATCATCAATGCTTCATCCAAAACAGTACGGATCACACTCCCCTCTAATATTTATAGAAACTCTACCTCGTCAGGCGCAAGTCCCGCCTTTGACAATAATTCTTTATACTCTGAAGGACTAATTAGTCCCGTATTTAAAGCCCAGTCTGCATCTTGCTCATCCTCATTGACGCGAAGTTGCCCCATAGGAACATCACTTAACGGGCGACTTCCCTCTAACCTTAGAGTTTCCAGTCGGAGTTTCTCCTCCTCCAACAATAACATCTTCTCCACCCAAGTCCGTTGTGTCGCTAGGATTTCCCGCATCACTTCGAGTAAGAGTGTATCCTGCCGACTCCGCCAACCAAACAATTGTAGACTCCTTAACGAATCGTGTAAGAGTGTCCGTCATGTACGGCGTGACACTATTGTTAATGTTAGTATCTAGTACGCTTTCGCCGGGAAAGATACGCTCTCCTGTTACGGCATCAGCGCCACTACTGTAGATACTAAACTCTGTAAGATTACTCACCATAAACTCCCCATAACTTCATCAATGTAAAGATCTTCTTTTTTACCAACACCGGGCCTATCGTCTAGTACCCATCGGGGTAAACCAAACGTTTCTTCTGGAGTCGTTTCAAACAAGGATTCTCCTAGAAGAGCACCAGCCGTACGCAACGCTATCTCCATACTATCAAGACAATCGTCTTTAGAGTTACTTACACTAGCATCATAATTAATCCACTCGTCAATGAAGTCTCGGTGTTCTCGTTTGATACGAATCTTACCGATACGGAACAATGGACTCATTGCGAGGATACGTTCGTACTTCTTGCCGCGAGCAAGCATAGGAATAACCGGAGGCATCGAAGATAATCGTTCAACCTGCTGAACAAGCGCGGCCTGATATGCGTTCGACTCGATGCCGATGATTTCAGGCTTCCATTTAATATAATACTCTTCAATACGCTCTAACTGATCCACAAAAGGTATACGAGCCGCTAATTGTTCTAACAAGAAGACCTCGTTAGAGTCAGCAACCCCGATGACGGTAAGAACGAACCTGTCTGCACGAATACTCGTACTAATGGCAGGGTCTACTCCGATGTATACGCGGAGTTTCTTCTTAGATCCGTCCTCATTGCGAGGAAGATCATCGTCTTCATAGTATTTGAGCCATTCGCCAGACAAGTCGCGGCCTGCCATAGAATCAAACGACGCACAATACTCTTGATTAAACAATAATGGGTGGTAACGTGCCTTAACGTATTCCCACTCACTACGAGCAAAGTAAGGATTATCAATACTACGATACTCTACCCTACTATTAGTAAGATCCGCCTTAGAATCCTTAGAAAAGAATTCTTCGTAGAACCAATTCTTCTGATTAGGCGTGGTTGTTGTAATTAGTAGTCCCATCTTGTCGGATAGGGATGGTCTAACTACGTTCCATGCCTCTTCGTCCCTAATAAACGCTGCTTCGTCCATCCAAAGAATGTCTAGTCCAGCGCCGCGTAGGGCTTGAGGGTCTTCAGCCGACTTAAATTCGACCATACTACCATTATCAAACTCGAAACGCAAGCCACCTTTGTTCTCTTTAACGTCTTTACCAATGATTAGACCAGCATCAATACAAATATTACGAAAAGTAATGTAAGAAGGCCGTCCAACCTTGTAGGAGGAGGATAATGCCCATACCCATAGTGGCGTATCCTTCTCTTTACCGTGAGCGTCAAGGTGAAACTGGCTTGGAAAGAGGCAATAGAAGAGTACTTCCCACGCAGCAGAGAGAGTCTTCCCTCCACGCCTACCCGCAATAAGATGCCGGAACCGTGTAACCTTCTCCTCGTTAGAATCACAATGAAACAAGGCTTGATAATAATGAGGCAAGTAACCCTTAGAGATAAACCAACCCATCTTCTCCGGGAAACCAAGCATAATATCCTGCAAACCAGTAGAGTCTAACTTATCATCCGACCACTTATAATTAGCCATCCCGTCGCTCGCCACAAGAAGAACACTTAACCATATAACGCTTATTCTCCGTGCTGCACTTCATGCAACTCCAAGATTCTTTAGGAGATTCTCGAATAATCTTTTTTGGTTGTACGTTACTTCCGAACATAATTCTTCTTTCTTAGATTTTTATTCTAGGCGGGGGACGCTAGGTTAGGCGATGCCGGAAACCATAATGCGTCGGCGGCGAAAGTTTGCGATTTGGCCGCTGGAACCGCTGGAGTATTGAAGGGTAAAGGTATTTGTTCCTGCGGTTAGCCCCG